TATACCTTTACTTCGCAAGTTAAAACTCTCGATGGAACCGCCGTAGCAACGTTGACTTGTGCAGCGTTAAGTCAAAGCACTCAGAAAGGCTGGCTCAATATTAAATCAGGAACAAGTACTGCTACATGGCCTTTAGGCTTGTGTCAGATGGATATCAAAGCCGTCGTGGGTGGTGTGACTCAACATACCGAGACTCTGACTTTTCAGGTAATTGACGGGGTAACTGCATAATGGCAAATCTAGTCTTTAAATATTCTTGGGATCATCGGCCTTATCCCTATAACTCAGCTCAAGGTAAGCGGCAATTTATGCTGCCTTTTGCTTCGGGTATTCCAAACCTCACTCCAGACTGGACTCAAGTTACGGGCTTAGGTACAGCGGCAACAAGAGGTGTTGGAGTAGAAAGCGGTAATGTAGCAGCTTATGGTTCTTATGGTTTATCTAACTTAGGTTATGGTGGATCTCCAACTTCAGAAGCCGGAAATGATATTGATGCTGGTTATAAAGCAGGGAGACAAAAGACTCGTTTTAAGAATGCACCCACTAGTATTTATACAAATCCCTATATAGCTGCTTATGCACCTTCTATCGTGGTTACTCGTGGAGAATTTACAGGTACGGAGTTATTTTTACCATATTACACCTCAACACGCGCCAATTGTATGGCTGTAATTGCATGGAATTATGTGCCATCCACTGACACCTTAAGTAAAGCAGAGCAAATCGTTTATACGAGCAAGAACAATATCGTTTATACGACCAATAACAGCGCGACCAGCGGCAAATTGGTTACTGTTGAGACTTCTGGCGAACTTCGCTCCAAGGGGTTCACTGTTGATTCGAACGGGGTTTACAAGGCAGCTTCACCGATTGCAAGACTATTTGCTGATTCACTTGAACTCAATGAAGATGCCTCAAAACAGCCGATTAACTTTGAAAAGTTAGGTACAGGTGACTACCTGATTAAAGGTTCTCTGGGATTTGCTAAAGAGGGCTGGTACATTGAAATGCCTAAAGATGCAAACGGTAATGTTCTTGTTGCTGTGTCTTATGAGCAGCATGAAGATGGGGATATTGCAGTAAAAACCTACAAGAAAAAATTTGATATCGAAACAGCCTCAATTATTCCTGATTTCGATAATCCTGTAGATATTCCAGAAACTCGCTGGATTGATATTCGATTGCATGAAGAACCCGAACCAGAGCCTGAAGAACCGTTGAGTGAAACACCATTGGAGTTCCAGCCTACTAACTTATCTCAGGCAGTAGCTGCAGCCTTGAATGGTGTGGAACCGCCAGTGATCTCCGACACAGATGCAACACATTAAAAACCCGCAAATTTAGCGGGTTTTTTTACGCCCATCTTTTATAACTGCCCGCTGATGAAGCGGGTTTTTTATGCCTAAATTTTGGAGAACTATAAATGAGTTCAGGCGCAAAAATTCGATTATATGCTTGTGAAGAAGCGGTGCTGGGAACAACTCCGGCAAACCCGATCTGGTACACGGTTCGCCGTGTCAGTGATGGTTTATCTGAAAACGTCTCAACTGAAGAAAGCAGTGAAGTAGTAGATTCACGTTTTCGACAAGGTGGTGTGGTTACTGAAGCAGAGGTAACAGGCCAGTTAGAGTTTGAACTATCTCTTGGAACATTTGACTTATTCTTAAGTGCTTTAGCCTTTAATAACTGGGCAGCAAATGCTTTAAGCTTTGGCGGTACCGTACGTAAATCTTTAACACTGGTCAAAGTATTTGAAGATATCGGTCAGGTATTTATTTACCGTGGTGTACAGGTGAATACCGGTGAAATCACCATTCAAACAACTGGGAAAATCACTGGTAATTTTGGACTGGTAGGTAGCTCATTTACACGTCAGCAAGTCAATCCTGTCACTAATCCTATAGCTGCAACAACCCGTCCACTGGTCAGCATGCCAAACGTGGAAAACTTACTGGTAAATGGACAGACGATTCAAGGTAAAGCGTGTTTGCAGTCTCTTACGCTTTCAATTAATAACAATCTTGAAGCAATCCGTTGTATCGGCTCAGGCAAGTACACACCAGAGTTCTACATTGAAAAGATGATGGATATCGAAGCAAATGCTTCCTTCATGTTCTCGGCAACTGCGGCAGGGTGGATTGATGCCATTAAAACCCGAGATGTGTTTACGCTGACCTTTGATATTAAAGACAGCAAAGGCAGTAAATACTCGTTTAACTTCCCTCAATTAGAAGTGATGGAAGCCAATCACCCAGATGGCGGGGGTGACGACATCATTACTTTAGATATCAACTTTGCCCAAGTCCGTACAGCACCAACGATTGTACGTGCTCTCGTGTAATCAGCTTATTCAGTAACAAAGCCTATGGAATCCCATGGGCTTTTTTATTTCTAAAAATCAGAGGTTGTTATGGCTTTAAAAGTCGGAATTATTAAAAGCTCGGACGTATCAAAATGGTGCGAATACAAAGGTGCTGATGGAGAGGTACAGGCAGAATTTAAAGTCCGTGGTATCGCTTATAAGCCTTTTCAGGTAGCTATTGAACGAGCAGGAAATCAGATCTCGTCTAAAGGCTATGATGTGATGGTCAAAGATGAAAATGCCAAGCTTTACCATGAATTGTTAATGGATGCGTGTGCTGCCCATTTAATAGAAGACTGGAAAGGTGTGGTATTTGCCGAAATCGTAGACGGTAAAACTGTTGAGACCGAAAAGCCATATACACCTGAGAATGCCTCAAAGCTTCTTAATCTTGGTGATATTGGTATTTCGATCTGGCTATTTATTAAAGAACAGGCCCAGAAGATTCAGGAAGAAGCCGACAAGGACAAGGCTTTAATTCTGGGAAAGTCATCGAGCTCTACAAATACCAAAAAACGTATGCGTCGAAAACGCCGCACGAAATCGAACAAATCAAATTCTTAGGTGGCCGTATTCCGGATCCGCCAGAATATTCTTATGCGGCTGACTCTATTCTTTCGGCATTTAGCACTATTTGCAGATCCCGACGATATGAGCAGGGTATCCCTTTATCTTTAGATCAGCAGGCAATCAATGTCTATGCAGAGCATAATGATTTGCCAGTGGCTGCTCATATTTTTAATGACTGTATTTTTGCGTTGGATAATTTGTTTTTGGAGGAGTGCCATAAGAAGGCGACGCAACGAGCGACGAAGACTTAAATGCTGACGTGCGATACTTAACTGTGAACAAGCGACGGGATGTAACGCGATTGATGTAACATAATACGGTCAAGTGGTTGACATTGACTAGGCGATTCTGTATTGACAGGAATGTCATTATCAAATATTCTATCAATGTAGTCGCAGCGCGGTATAAATACACCACGCCTAGATTGAGGTACGATAAACACTGCGATAATCGTAAACGTATTGTAAATACGTTGCCTCTAGGTGCCGCACCGAATTCTAGCCTCTAAGTTTCTTAGGGGCTTTTTAATGCTTGATAATAAAATATGCGAACATTTATATACTTGGATGAAAGTGGTGATTTAGGTTGGAATATGGAAAAGCCTTATCAAAAGGGTGGTTCCAGTCGAATGCTTACGTTAGCAGCAATCTGTTTGCCTGAGAATAAGGTTAAGTATGTTCAGCGTATTGTAAGAGCATTATATGAAAAAAGAAAAAGACCTTTAAAAAATGAATTAAAATCAGTTGATTTGAATCTAAAAGATAAAGAAATATTCGTCAAATTGACTGCGAAACTTATCAAAGACCATCCAGATATACAACTTCGCTCAATTACAGCAAATAAAGAATTTGTTAATGCAAGATTCAAGAACGACCCAAATGCTTTCTATAATTATATGGTGAAACTTTTACTTCTTGGGACTATCTGCAAGCATAAATATGTAGATTTTATGCCTGACAGAAGAAGTGAGCGGGTTTCGTTGAAATGGAATATGGGTGAGTATTTAAAACAGATGGTTTTAGAGTGTGGCATTGAAAACCAAATTGTTAACCAGTCATGCAATATTATGCCAATGGATAGCTCAAAGTGCCTTGAGCTACAATTTATAGACTTCTATGCAGGTTTAGTCTGGTCGGCATATGAATTTAAAGACATGACTGCAAGAAAATTCATGGCAGAAAACCGAAATACCAACCATAAGCTTTTCTTTCCAAAAGAAGACAAAGTGGATAACATTGTTGATGAAGCTGTCTAAACCACCAGAAGATGGTTTTTTATTGCGCCATTATTAACCACTTGTTAAATTACCCTCAAATATGAGGGTGTTTTTATGTAGAGAAAAGCCCCGAAGGGCTTTTTTGTTAGAAGACTACCAACCACCAGAAATTCGCAAAGCACCAGCTAGCATTCCCGATTCCATCAATGGATGAAACCAACGGTCGCTATAATGTTGATTGCCTGTTGTGTAGCTTATGGTTTTTAAATCATCACTAATGATTTTTCTATTAAGTGGCCCTCTTAAATCCATTGCCCGAGTAAGTTTTAGAACTGCAATATTAGTTTTAAAAGCATATTCAGCTAAGTAGTGTCCTTGCTCGTTGTTAAGCATATGTACTGCTCGATAGATTCGACTAGTCGCAAAGTTTTGGGAAATAATTGCATCAATTAGGTTCTTGAGCAGCTTAAATTGATCTTCATCAAATAAAGAACCTTGTTTTTCAGCCTTGCTGTACATAGCAATTAAGTGGTGAACATACTCCACAGCCACAGGTATTACATCGTATGGAATTTCATCAATATGCTGAACATTGAAACGCTGATGAACTAATTTATAAGCATCGCTGTAATTCAAATGCTTAGTTTTAGCTACAAGAAGATTTACAGCATTGGTTAGGGGTTCACGTTCTGATTTGTGGGTTTTGGCTAAAATCTCTTTACGGACAAAATAGCAATCCTCAAGTTGCTCGAAAACTTCCCATGCTTGGTCTGTGTCTAACATCTTGGCATGACGTGCAGCACCGCGTTCTGTCCATAAGATAAGGGATCGAGTTTTATTTGAAATTGCAGGGAAATTTGCAAGTGACTTTAAGTCACCTACAAATTTTTTCAATTCTTCACCAATAATTTTGAAGAAGTGTTTACCTTCTACAAACCGCTCTTTATTTCGAGAATAGTTTTGTTTGATGTTGTCTGTATCGGTTCCATAGAAATCAGCAAGCATTGCTGTAGTAACAACTGGAACAGATTTGAAGTTAACAATTGATATTTTGGTATCGTTGATTTGTGCTATATTAGACATGTCTTAAATCTCCATTGGTTTAGACATAAACCCCTTGCCTGATTTCGACGTCTGCAAGGGGTTTTCTTTTTCATGGCTTTTAGCCTTGATGAAGTCATCTTATTTAATATCTTTTATTGTGTCAATTCTTTTTGTTGTGCTAACACAAAAAATAGTAATTATCTTTTATTGTGCTACAATATTCTAAAATTTAACTTGTGGTGCAGCAATGGAAGTAAAGAATAATGTTGCTTGTTTGCGTGAAAAAGCAGGCTTAACGGTTTATGAGCTATCAAAGCGGTGTGGTTTTGTTAGTGGTAGCAGAGTTCTATCAAACTATGTGACAAGAGCCGAGCAGGGACATTCTGTCAAGATCGATACAGCCTTACTTATATATAAAGAACTCAAAAAAGTAGGTGTATGTAAAAATTTTGAGGATGTATTTTGGCTTGACCACATGGACTAGTAGAGAATCTTCCTTTTTAAGTTCTTGATGACATTATTTTGTCCATTTGTTAAATTGTGTGAGATTAATAACAAATGGATTACATTATGAAAAAGATTTTATTAGCGGGATTTCTTGGATTGGGCTTAGCGGGGTGTGCGACAACTCCCCAACAACCCTCAGAGCCTGTAAAATTTGAAAAGGTTTATCAAATTGATGGATTAAACCAAGCACAGATTTATGATGGCGCTAGACAATGGTTCGCTGTAGCTTTTGCTTCTGCTAACGCAGTAATTCAATATGAAGATAAGGCATCAGGCACTATCATTGGAAAGGGCAATATGCGATATCCTTGTTCGGGCATGGAGTGCTTGGCAATGACAGGAAACGAACGTGTTGATTTTACTGTAAGAGTGGACACTAAGGATGGGAAAATGCGCGTGGGTTATGATGGTTTAACCTATAGCGCTCCATCGCACATGAGTGCTGGAATAATGATGCCTGCACAAAATTACCCTATAACTGAAAGTAGGAAGTCCACACCACTGATTATTAGTAAGATTAATACTCTATCGGATGATATGGCTGAAAAGATTAAAACTCAGCAGAAAGTAAATTCGAATTGGTAATTAAAGAAGAGATACAGCATGAGCACACCACAATATCAAACAATGAAAGAAAGTGAAGTTTGCAATGCCATCGGATGGGGGTTAATTGTTCTAGGTATTATATCTGGATTTATTTTTATACTTGTGTTTGGCCGAGTTGAAGTTCCAAGAACTTATTATGGCACCGAGACCGTATGGTCAGGAATCATGGTTATTACAGGTATCGGGATAATCTTAAATGGATTCTTAGTGGGCTATCTGTTCCAAAAGGTTGCCAGCATATTGAGATATCACGAGAACAAGAGCGCATCTTAAGCAAAAACACTAACCCAAAAATCAACCTTAACAACCCACTCATTGAGTGGGCTTTTTATTGCCTAGAGGAAAGTAAGATGGCACAAGAATCACGTCTCGTCATTGTAATTGATGCTAAAAATGCAGAGCGTAATGCACGAAATCTAGGCAATGAATTGGATAGCATTGAGCGTAAAGGTGACTTTGCCACCAAATCAATGGATGCATTATCTGTTGCTACACGTCAACTTGCTGGATACATGGCTGGATTGGTTACTGTAAGTGCCGCCATTTCTAAGATGGACACTTACACTGGTCTTCAAAACCGTCTCAAATTAGTAACTAACAACCAAGTTGAGTTAAACAAGGCAACAGAAGATACCTTCCGAATTGCTCAAAAAACCTATTCAGCATGGGATTCTGTTCTACAGGTCTACCAGCGTTTTAGTGATAATGCCAAAACTTTAAACCTCACAATGGATGACACAGCACGTTTAACTGAAACAGTATCAAAAGCTGTAGCAATAAGTGGTGCAAGTGCAGCAGCAGCAGATGCAGCTTTAGTTCAGTTTGGGCAGGCATTAGCAAGTGGAACATTGCGCGGTGAAGAGCTTAACTCTGTAATGGAGCAAACCCCAGCATTAGCAAAAGCAATTGCTCAAGGTATGGGTATAACTGTTGGAGAGTTACGCACAGTAGCAGCGGAAGGGAAAATTACTTCCCAAGAAATCGTTAAGGCCTTAAAGAATGTTCAAGCAGATGTAGATGCCTTATTTGCTAAAACAGACATCACTATTAGCCAATCGCTAACGCTGCTTAACAATGAAATTACTAAGTTTGTTGGCGAGTCTGGAAAGGGATCTGGCGCAGCAGAAGTATTGTCAGGTTCTATTAAAACGCTTGCTGGTAACTTAGATGTTTTAACATCTGCAATGATGGTTGGTGGCGCATACTGGCTTGGAACATATATTCCTGCTATTTATGCATCAGGTGTAGCCGTAGCAGCGAAAACTAAAGAATTAGCTGCTCAAACCTTTGCACAATATACGGCAATACAAGCAGATAGAGCAGCAGCAGCTCAACAAGTACTTTCTACTCAAGCAGTTGTAGCAAATACCCAAGCAACTTTAGCGGCTATTGCGGCTGAGAAGGCTCTAGAAGTACAGCGACTAAAATCCCAAATCACTGAAAAAGGGCGAACAGCCACAATTACCCGAATGGCTGAGCTTAAGAAGATTGAGGCCCAAGTCACAAGAGAATTGGCTGTAGCTGAGGAGGCTCTGGCAGTAGCTCAATCGAGATCAGCTGCTGCGGGCGCTGCTACTGTAGGAATTGGTTCACGCCTTTTAGGTTTACTTGGTGGTCCAGTTGGTATTGGTATTACAGTTGCAAGTCTGGCTGCTGGATACCTCTTAATGCGTGACAATACTAATGAGGCCAATAAAAAACTAGAAGAGCAAACAGCAGTTGCTAAAAAAGCAAAAGAAGAACTTCTTGCACTTAAAGGGCTTGAAAAAGATTCTGCGATCAATGATATGACCGCTTCATTTGAACGCCAGAATCAAGCACTTGCTGAGTCAAGTAGTAAAATAAATATCCAATTGAATGCTATTGCTCAACTCTACAAAGGCAATAAAGAGATTGTTCAGGTTGTTAATGATGCTAGAGATGGCACTATTAGCATGAATGATGCTGTTAAGCGCTTTAATGAGTTGCGTATTAGCAAGGATATTTACAACGCTTTGAAAGAGAACTCTTCAGAGTTTGAAAAGAACGCTAAAGAAGCCAAAACTACAAAAGAATCACTAAAGCTTTTCGGTATTGAGGTGGAGCTATCTGGGCGTAAAGCTCAAACGGCTGTGGCTGGAATTGATGACAACTCTAAAGCCTTAATTGGCAATGAAAGTGCAGCTCAAAAGGCAACTAAAGCTCAAAAGGGTTATTTTGATAGCTTACGTGCGGAAGTTCTGAAATCTAATGAAGAATTGGCGCTCTTAAATCTTGGCTACAGTGAAGAAACTGTTAAAAAGATTCTTGAGTTGCAAAAAGCTAAGCAAGCGGTAGCACCTCCTGGTACAACTGCAATTGTCACTAAAGAGGAGATGGACCAGATTGCTAAAGCCCAAAAAGCTTTAGATGCTCTTAAAGAAAAAAAGGATGAGCTAACTGCTGCTGAGCGAAAACATACGAGCGAGCTTGAAAAACAGCAAAAAGTTCTTAGCATAAACGCAAAAGTTCAAGCTAATGCAGCGAAGTATAATTTTTCTGGCATTGAGTCTAAATACAACTTACCAGCAGGCACCTTGTCTGCAATCCATATGATTGAGTCACGTGGTAATGCTAGAGCTTACAACAAATCTACTGGCGCAACAGGTGGATTCCAATTCCTTGAAGGTACTGCCAAACAATATGGTGTAAAAGATCGTTATGACTTAGCTCAGTCTGCTGAAGGTGCCGGCAAGTACATGTCTTACCTTTTAAAACTTTTCAAAGGAGATTTAGAAAAAGCTGTACGTGCTTATCACGCTGGTGAAGGCAATGTCCAAAAGGGTAAAGGTATTGGTAAAAATAATAATCAATACTGGAAAGACTTTATGGGCTATGTGGCTGGTGCTAATGGATACAGTGCTGGTGATATCTCTTCCAAAGACTTTGACAAACTTCTTCAAGACACAACGAACTTAGCTAAAGAACAGGCAAAAATACGTCTTCAGCTAGAAAACGATGTTGCCAATGAAGTAACTAAGATCAGAAATGATCTTGCTAAGAAGTTGGAAGATGTTGATAAAGCCAACTTTACCCCAGAACGTAAAGCCGAAATTAAAGCAGAGCTTCAAGCACGTGCAGATAATGATATTGCTATTGCTGAGCAAGCTACAAAGACTAAGCTTGATTCTTTCCGTGATTTCACCAAGTCGGAAGAGCAGCTTTTAAAGGACAGTTTTGCAAAACGTCAATTTGAAGCCGAACACGACTTAGAGATGACGAAAGAACAGCGTAAAGAAGCTGTTAATTTGTTAGCTCAACAGTTGCAACAAGAATTAGGTTTACTAAAACTTGCTCAAGAGCAACGTTTGTTTCAAGCTAAATTATTCTTGCTTTCAGAAACTGAGGCAATGCAAGAACGCTACCGATTGGAGCGAGAAGAAATTGCTAAAACAGTAAAAGATGAGGAGGAAAAACGTAAGCGACTGGCATTATCACGTGATCAAGAACGATTAGAAGCACTTGATCGTGCAGCAAAAGCTGGTCAAGCATGGGGTGGTATTCAAGCTGATATGAATGGCAGTGGTGAGTTCTATAGACTAGATCAAGAACGATCTAGCCGCCTAAGTGCCGCGACAAATCTACTTGATAGTCAGCAAGGTGTGGTTAATTTAAATGAACAAAATTCTATTGAGGCTTTAAATGCACAATTTGAGCAACAGCTTATAAGTCAGCAGGATTACGAAAATCAGAAAACAGCTATCATTCAAACTGCTCAAGATCAACGTAATCAGATTGCTGCTGAATATGCAAAGAATGCTCAGGATATTGAAGATAAGTATCAGCAAGATCGCTTGAACACTCAAATTGCATTTGGTGGCCAAATGATGGGTTCACTCACATCGATGTTTGGTTCAATGTTTGGAGAGCAATCTAAAGCATACAAGATCATGTTTGCTGCTGATAAAGCGTATGCGATTGCAGCTGCAGGTATTGCCATTCAACAAAATATTGCAGCAGCTTCAAAAGCTGGTTTTCCTTATAACTTGCCTTTAATTGCTGGAGCAGTTGCTCAAGGCGCTAGCATTATTGCAAACATCCGTGCAATCAAAGATCAAGGCTTTGCTGACGGTGGTTACACTGGATCTGGTGGAAAATATGAACCTGCAGGTATTGTCCACAAAGGAGAGGTGGTCTGGTCCCAAGAAGATATTAAACGCTGGGGTGGAGTTGGTTTAGTTGAGAAAATGCGTAAGAGTGCAAACCCTGAAGCATTTATCAATAATCATGCTACTAACAATACTTCAGTTGAAAATGTCTTTAATCGTTCTTTCCTCAGTTCAAAAGCATTTAATGACAACAAGTCGACTTCAAATATATCTAACCTTTCAAACTCAAAAGTTCTAAATAGTAATGTTTCAAACAGTACCGTGCAGAATGCTGAGAAAGAATTGCTGAAAGAAGTTTCTATCTTCAAAGACAATGGTTTTGCAGATGGAGGATATACAGGCAAAGGTAAGAAATATGAGATTGCTGGTGCCGTGCATAAAGGAGAAATTGTTTGGTCCCAAGATGATATTAAAAAATGGGGTGGTGTTGATAAAGTTGAACAGATGAGAAGGGCGACAAGTCCAGAATCATTTGTTTCTAACTATGCTCAAAACCATACCACTTTTGAGAGTATCTTGAATCGGGCCAATCAGAGCTCTAGGATTTTTAACCAGAGCAAAGAAATCTCGAACATCTTTAATAAATCTGTTCAAGATGATCAGATTATTTATAAGGGCAATGGCAACGTGCCTACTTCAGCAACTTCTGATCTATACCACGATGGCAAGGTCTACTTCTCATCCAATGGTTTAGTTCAGGATCGTTCAAATCTGGATGATGTTCAGGATTTTACTTTAGGACGTACTTCACGCCCTCAAGCTGAGATTATGCCTTCAATTGAACCTTCTACACCGACAATCAATTTCAAAATTGAAGTGATTAATCAGGTGAGTGGAGCGACAGTTGAAGCTGAACAACTGGATGAGCAAACAGTCCGGATCATTGTTACAGATGAACTGGATAAGCAGCTTCCAAGAAAGGTACCGAAACTTGTAAGTGACCAAATCGCAAATCCAAACTCAACCATTAGTCGGTCTTTGACTGAGAATACGACAGCAAGACGGAATCGTTAATCAATAAAACCACCTTTCGGGGTGGTTTTGTTTATTCAATAATTCTTATTGTAAAATAAATTATTGAAAAGTCTTAGATTTAATCATAGACTTAATTTTAAGACTTTAATGAAACATTCTATACCTAAAGTAACTTTATGAAGTTTTTATCTAAAGAAAGAAGAAAATATTTAGCAAGACTAAAATATTTCCGTGAAATGCCCATTCGAAAAAAGAATGCTTTAATAGCTCGTAAAAAATATTTGAAAAAAAATACCAAGATTAAAGAAATTGAGAAAGTTATTATTGACTTGCAACTTCCTAGTCATATCAATATTCTGAATCCTAAAGCTAGGAAAAGATTAAGAAAAATAACAAAAAGATTTCGAGATTATTATCATCGTAATGATGTATGCTTAAGGTTAGACTTTAAGAATACAAAGAAAATGTACTCAGATGGTACTCTTTATCTGCTAGCAGAATTAGAAACACTCACACTAATAAATCAAGCTATAACTTTCAAAATTGTGCCGTCTGATGAAAAAATTGTTAATCAAGTACTTGAACAAACAGGAATTCTTAAACTTTTAAAACAAAAGCTTAAATTTGATGATGATGAGTTTGATGAGTCTGTAAGATATTGGAACTATGCGAGTGGACACAATTCCGAAATTGATTCTGCAGATTCAATGTTAGATGACTTTAATGAAATTCTTTCTGAGGATACTAGTAAAAATATTTTTACATCTTTAACTGAAGCATTAACAAATTGTCATCATCATGCATATCAAGAAAAAAGATATCCTAATGAGACTAAAAGTATAAAAAAATGGTGGCTTTTCTCTCAAGAATTGGATGGACTACTAACAGTATGTGTATGTGACTTAGGGATAGGTATCCCCCGGTCTTTAATAAGAAACACTGAAAATGTAAAAGAGGATTGGTTTACACGATTAAAAGACTTTATTACCGAAAATAGAACTAAATATGATAAAGATAGTGCTGCTATCAAGGCTGCTATTGAAATAGGTAATACTCGAACCAACCTTCCTAATAGAGGTAAAGGTTTAAACCAAATTATAAACAAGATTAATACAATGTGCGGACATAAGGCATCAATTGCAATTCACAGTAACAAAGGTTCATATATAATTAATAGAGGGTTCATGACGGATTTGCCTATTACTGATATCATTAATGGTGTGGCTATTCCTTATAGTGAATCTATAGATGGTACCCTTATTTTATGGCAAATACCTTTGGATAAGCAAAAAGTTGATGAAGCTTTGGTAAAGTCAGATGAGTAAAAGTGTTATGAAAATTAATGTAGCTAAGGATTTTTCAAAGAATCCTTCTGGTCGTTATATTGACGATGGAAAAACTTCAGGTGAAGTATTCCTAAAAAATATACTTTTACCTGCTGTTAGAACTCATGACATTGTTGAAATTAACTTTGATGGCGTAAGAGGTTATGGCTCTTCCTTTTTGGAAGAAGCATTTGGTGGTTTTATTCGTGAAACTAAAATGTCTCTTGTAGAGTTTTTTAATAAGGTTAAGATCATTACTCAAGATCCTTTATTAGAACAAGAAATTAAAGGATATCTTGAAGAAGAAGTTCATCGATTAAGTGTTTAAATGATTAGATGTCAAACATTGTTAAAGATATAATTTTACCATTATTACCTTCTGCCTTAACAATCATTGGATGGTGGATTGTAGGTACAAGAGATAGTAAATCAAAAAAAAATGCTATTCATAATAAGAGAGTAGAAGCAGCTACAGATTTGATAGATAGAATATTAGTTGATGCCAAAATATTTTATTCACAATCGGGCAGTGCCCTTGAGTCTAAAAATATGCGGTCTTCAATTATTAGTAATTTTAAAAAATTGAGTTCAATTATTAATTTACTATCAAATGAGTTAAGTGCTACTGATAAACATTCATTAGCTGTAGCTTTTATTGAATATAAGAAGATTGTTACGGGTGGGGAGTTTGAAACTCTTTCAAGGTGTGCTATCCCTAGTTCTAATCAGTTCTATTCTGATATTGATAGTTTATATAACGAGATCTATATCGAATTAGAAAAAACATACAAATTTTAAATCAGTAATTTTTTTATCAGTTAATTAAATGAAACCCGCGAAAGCGGGTTTTTTATTGCCTAAAGGAAAGTTATGTACAAGTTAAAGCTAAATCCTCAGACCAGCGGCTATGGCGTAACACCGGGTGATGATGTGAAACGTCAGCAAATGGATGGTGGGCGTGGTCGCTATTACATCGATGTGAAGCGTAATAGCCATATTGTTGATGTGAACTGGAATTTAAGTAAAACCGATTTCAATAAAATGATGGCATTCTGGCGGATCTACCAGAATAAGCCAGCTTCATTTTATGCGGATCTGGTGATTGATCAGGGAACACGTCAGCAATATCAATGTAATTTCATTCCGAACTCGTTCAAGACCAATGAAGTGAACGGCAACCTTTACCGGGTAAATGCTCAGCTCGAAGTTGTTCAAAACCAGCCTAACCTTGCTGCAGATATAGCATTAATTAAAGATTGGGAGGTCTAATGGATAACGAATATGCCAAATTCTTTTTCAATCGAAAAGTTGATGTTTATCAACTGGAATGTATTGAACTCTCACACCCTTCTTTTATGAATACTTACCGGGTAGTCCGTAATGATGATCGTGGGGTGTATGTTCAGCACAATGAAGGTGAAGGGCAGGTGCTTTATGAATACCTGCCTATGACAATTCAAAGATCCGGAATGCTGGGCGATCTAGACCAGACTTTAACAGTCTCTATTTCAGGTCTTGGTGATATTTTGCCAGATGAGTTTGAACGGGTAATAGAAGGTCAATTTCCGGATGTAAAACCAACAGTTAATTATCGGCTTTATAGTTCAGATAATTTAAATACACCGATGCATTATCTGCTTGGCTTACAACTCGCCGGTGTTTCAATGAACCATAAAGCTGTGACGTTCAAAGCTGAATCTCCACGATTAAATACCGCTAAAACTGGAGATATCTTTGCACTAGACCGCTTTACTGGTCTCAAGGGGGCTATATGAAAAGTCATGATCATTTGCTTGATAGACAATATGACGAGGAAAACTACAACTGTGTTCATTTTGCTCATGAAGCTGCATTGGATCTATATGGAATAGACCGGGCGGAAGCACTTGAATTGTTTATGAAGCCTATTAAAGAAAAGGTATTTCTACCATCAAGGTTAAAACTTTTAAATCCACTGCCCATGCCCAAGGAAGGCTGCATAGTCGCCTTTCACTCGAGATACCGAAACAAGCCCCCACATGTGGGGCTTTTTCGTTTGGGCCGTGTTCTACATTTGATGGAAGGCGGAGTTACTTTTTTATCCGAAGAAGTGATCAAGGCAATGGGTTTTAGTCGGGTCAGTTACTATGATTAAGATTATTTATAAAAAAGATGCTTTGTCTGAAGAAAAGACGATTGAGCAGGCTCAAACCATCGGACAATGGCTTACTTCAAAATATGATTATATGCCTGAACATGTCCGTATTTTCCATACGACAAGTAATATGGATCATGCAGAAATTTCATTTGCGAATGAAGTCACGCCGAAGAATGCATATGAATTAAAGCAGCTCGATTTCTTGCCAGGCACTTTCATTGTAATTGAGAATCCCAAGGGTATAGACCCCATAACTCTAGCTTGGATAGCGGTTGCTTCTATAGTTATGGGTGTGGCTGTTGCATTATTAATGCCTGTGCCCTCAATTACCCAAACCAACCAGAATAACAATCAATCCTCGTCTGCAAATAACGAATTATCAAACCGTGAAAATAAAACTCGCGTAAATGGTCGTATCGCAGATATTTATGGTGCCGCTCACGATACCCCTGATCTGATTACTGTGCCTTACAAGGTATATGAAAACAATGTCGAAGTAGAGCATGTAGTCGGTTGTATTGGTCGTGGTCACTATAAAATTAACGGTGCATATGACGGTGAAACCAATATTGTCGATATTGCCGGTGCATCAGTAGAAGTCTATCGACCAGGCGTTGATATTGTCTCGGGTGAGCCATATTTTTCGCTTGGTACCGAAATTACAACTCCACCCTTAACGGTTCAGCATCAAACTTCAGTTAATGGCCAAGTTTTACGTCCTGCAGATACACAGTCTTTAGAAGGTACTAACTATCTTCACTTTGCCTATCCAAACGAGATCCTTCGGGCAGCGGCGAACAACACAGATTTAACCACTAAGTTTGTAAGTAATGACCGCGTAGAAATCACCAATGCCTCATTCACGTTTAACGGCCAGACTTATGATTTAAACGGCACTTACAGCGTTCTATCGGTAGCTGATGATCGAATGACGTTATCAAATCCGGCGGCCGTTAATGCAAACTGGTTAAAGCTTAAAGAGTTAAGTACCCAGCAAACAGCAGCTTTGTCACCAAAGATCAGTTCAATAGGTGAAAAGTGGATTGGTCCATTCATTCTGGACAATGTTGAACGTAGTCGGGTGCTGTGTAATTTTGTGGCCACAAATGGACTTTATACCGTTTCTTCAGGTGGAAATCAGGGTGCTGTAAACGTCACGATTGAAGTTGAGGTAACACCGGTAAATGAATCTGGTGCAGCGATTGGTAATCCGATGCTGAAACAGATCATTTTGAAGGGTTCGGCAAAGTCACGTCAGACCGTTGGTGCAACACTTGATATGGTCACGTTTCAGGGGCGTTGTAGTGTCCGTGCACGCCGTTTAACACCAACACCGGCGGTTACAACGGTAGTAGATGAAGTAAAGTGGCAGGCGCTTTATGGTGCTTATCCTTTGCAAAGCACAACGTATGAGCATGAAACGGTTTTTCGTGCGCGTACTTATGCAACCACTGGAGCTTTATCTGTCAAGTCCCGTAAGATCAATTTTGATCTCCAGCGAATGTTGCCGATTTATAAAAACGGGGCAATGACAACAGAGCTATATCCAACGTCTAGCTTTGCTGATGCTTTGGTATCTATGGCACTGGACGACAAGATTGGCCGCCGTACGATCGACGAAATAGATCTGGAAAACATCTATCGGACTTATAACGATGTAGTTGATTATTTTGGTACGCCACTTGCGGCTGAGTTCTGTACCACTATTGATGATACAAACCTGTCTTTTGAAGAGCTGGTTACCAATCTTTGTGATGCCGTATTTTGTACCGCATATCGGCAAAACAATAAGCTCAAGCTTTATTTTGAACGTCCAACTGATAACTCGGTAATGCTGTTTAACTTCAGGAATATCATTCCGGATAGTTACAAGCATGACCTTACCTTTGGCGTGATGGATGACTACGATGGACTGATCTATGAATACACGGATCCGACCGACGATAGTCGTATCAATATCTATTTGCCAGACAAAGGAGCAAAGAACCCGAAAGAAGTGAAATCCGTTGGGGTGCGAAACAAGTGGCAAGCTCATTTTAATGCGTACCGGATCTGGAACAAGCTTCGGTTTCAACGTAAATCCATTACCTTTGATGCGGCGCCTGAGTCTGAATTGCTTGTGCTACGTGACCGTATTGCCGTAGCAGATTATCGCAATGGTATTCATCAAAGCGGGGAAGTGGTACAGCAAGAGGGTTTAATCCTCACCTTAAGCCATGATGTAGATTTCATTGCAGGCAAGAGCTATGTGATCTATCTGCAAATGGGGGATGGCACAGTGGACCTTATTCCTGTTACCGCTGGATCTGCCAAGAACAAGGTGGTTTTAGGCCGTTTACCGAACGGGGCCTTAAAGCTTAGTCCTGATGATTTTGTGAATACTATCTATACGGTGGTTAATGACGATACCAAAGGCTCATTGCCTTATCTGGTTGCAAAAAGAGAACCGGCTGACCAGTTCTCAAATACCATTACGGCAATTAACTATGATGAGCGCTATTACCTCAATGACAAGGATTTCATTGATGTGCCGGTAGATGATTCACCGATTTACATTCGATATGACCAGCTGGATATTAATCTGGCACGTTTATATCAGATGCAAAGAGGGGATTTGCCAACGACTGGAGAAATCAGTTTTGTAGTTGAAGCAGGTGCACTGGTTTCAAGTTCAAGTTCTTATCGACCGGAAACCAGATTTGTCTATAAATTCGACTATAAGTCTAGTCCTGCAAAACGAGAGTATATCGTTCCAGCTGCATCAGAATTACCTGCTATTGATACTGGTGAGTTCCCACCTGATCTCGTGGTAAATTTGACTATTAAAGGTGCTGTTGTTGGACGTGGTGGTGATGGCGGGTTGCCACATCTAGCTTACGGAGATTGGGAAAAAGATTCAGACTTCAATTTTACCAAAACCCGGCGTGATGGTTTTCAGGGAGCACCAGGTTTATTGAACCGGCACAGCAAACTAAACCTGATTATCGATGGAGGGACGTTAGCTCGAGGCGGCTCAGGTGGTGGAGCAACACCAAGTGGTATTTACACTGGATCATCTTATGGGGTTCAGGGAATTCCCGGTGGTGCTGGAGCACCATTTGGTCGGGTCATGACTGGCCAGCCGATTTCAAATGATTCACAAGATTATCGCCTCTATCTGGAGAGTTATTTATTGGTTATGAAAATCACTGATGCCGAAGCTTCGGCACCTGGTAAAGGTTACCGAACCCAAAATGAACGCTATGGCTCACCACTTTCTGGAGATGGTGGAAATTGGGGCGAACGCGGTACCAAATCAACAAATGATGGAACATGGAACTGGCAATACCATGGCACAACTGAAGGCCAGCCGGGGCCGGGGGGACCTGCAATTGTTGGGGTGGCACCTCTAACAACTCAATTGATTAATGGAGGGAAAATCTTACAAACCCTTTAAACCTTATAAGAACTTTGAGCACCCAATTCGGGTGCTTTTTTATTGTCTAAAAATATCTGGAGAAATTAATGGAACCAGTTTCCACTAGCGGTTTTACAGCACTTTTAAAATTATATGGGATTGCAATCATGGTGACTTTAGCAGTCGGTTTGGTTGCAGCAGTTGTATTAATGACACGTATGCCGCGCTCACCTCAAGAGTGGGCTGTAGGCTTGATCTGTACTGTTGTATCAAGTCTTGCTGGCGGTTCATTCATTATTGTGAAGTGGGGACTTCATGAATGGGTTACTGATGTATGGGGGATGATCGCACTTGGTGGATTCTTCTTTGTTTGTGGTTTACCCGGTTGGGCTTTAGTCCGATGGATCTTTAACTTCATTGATAAGCAGGAAGGTAAAACGATCGTTGAAGTGATCAAAGAGTTTAAGAAAGCCAGAAAAGACATTGAAAACAGCTAATGCCGCCTTCGGGCGGTTTTTTACATCTGAAGGAAACCGAAATGAACATTGAACAATATCTTGACGAGTTAATTAAGCGTGAGGGCGGGTACGTAAATAACCCAGCTGATCGGGGCGGTGCAACTAAGTATGGAATTACTGAAGCAGTTGCTCGAGCAAATGGATTCAAAGGTAATATGCGAGATTTACCTCTGGATGTGGCCAAAGCAATTTACCGCAAAAACTATTGGACAGCTCCACGATTTGACCAAGTAAATACTGTTAGTCCCATGGTAGCAGAAGAGCTTTTGGATACAGGTGTAAATTGTGGTACCAGTTTTGCAAAACCACTTTTACAACGAGCTTTGAACTTACTAAATAACCAAGGTAAAGCCGGATATGCAGATTTAGAGGTTGATGGTGTGTATGGGGCTGAAACTCTTGGAGCTCTTAAAACCTATCTGGCCAAACGCGGGAAAGAAGGCGAGAAAGTATTGGTGCGAGTGCTCAATATTATGCAAGGGCAACGTTACATTGAAATCTGTGAACGTAATAAAAGCCAGGAACAATTTTTCTACGGCTGGATCGCCAATCGAGTTGTGATATGAAAGTCTTTCATTGCAGACGTTCAAAGATAGCTTTCACAATTTCATTGCTGTGCATTCTATTTTCAGGATGCTCAGCTCATACGATCAATAACAATGTAAATGTAGGCATTTGTGTGAAAGCCCTCTGAGGAGGGCTTTTACAATTTATGCATTTTTTACATTACCTAACTGATTATTTTTACTAAAATAAATACATATTAAAATAGCAACTAATATTACTCCTGATGCTGCAAAACGGCTTAAGTCTAAACCTCCAGCGGAAAGGGGCTTATCTAGAAAGTCTCCAACTACAGCACCCAAAGGACGAGTTAAAATAAAAGTACTCCAGAATAAAAATGTTCGTGAAACAAAAGTGAATTTATACAAAAACACCATCAATAAAATGAGTGCTGAGAAAAGAGCAATCCCGCCACTATAGCCTAATCCAATCGTATCTGCTGACCAGTCACCAAGAGCTGTACCCAAAGTTTGACTAAAGGTAATTGTTAACCAATAAAAGACTTCTGATTTAGGTTTATTAACGGTATGAGGGGAGACGCTGCCTTCAACTTTATACCAACCCAATAATGAGAAGATGACTAAGCCGAGGAGTAAGCTACTTCCTCCACTATAACCAATACCTAAAGATCGAGTGACAAAGTCTGCTAATGTTGTACCAACAGTTGTACTCGCAATAATGGTAAACCAATATAAATATGGTTTATAACTTTTTGCCTTAATTTGACAGATCAACAAGATAATAAAAACTATAGCAAAAATAAAAGTACTAGTTAAATACCCAAGTTTCAATGACATTGAAAAACTATCTCCGCCAGTTTCACCAAAAGTAGTTGCGAAGATTTTAGTAATCCAGAATAGAAGGGTAACTTGGGGGACTTTAGTTATATACTCACTCATTTCATGACTTGAATTATTCATCTAAGAGTCTCAAATGATAAATTTATCAAACAATAAATTTTTAAAATTAAGATGAGCTTAAAGATTTGTTTTTAATAATATAGCTTTGTATTCTTATTGGTTACTAAGCTCATTTTTTAATTTCTATTTAAGTTTTACTAGCTAAGATTTCGAGTTTTTAATATTTAGTGGTTTTTAAATGCTAGTAAATTTTTTAAAATTCAAAGAGATATGTAATAATATTACACTATTAAATTTTAATTTGCTTTTATCTATCTGGCTAGGTTTATTTCTGAATATAGGTTTTTTTAAAAAAATCCATCAACTTACACCTTATAATGGTATTAAGTCAGTTCTTTTCTTAGGGGCGACATTAGTTATTTTAATAGCAGTATATAATTTAATTTTTCAATTAATAAATTGGAAATGGACTGCCAAAATCTTTGCAATTTTATTGATATTTATTGGTGGTTTTAGCTCTTATTTTGTAAACACATTAGGTGTCATTATTTCATCCGACCAAATTCAAAATATGGTGCAGACCGATGTTTCGGAAGTTACCGATCTAATCTCTTTACGCTTTGTTTTATGGACAATTTTTTTTGTTATTTTACCCATTTTTTTAATTACTCAAGTTAAATTTAAACAAGAAAAAGTATCACGGTTGTTATTGAAGAAAGTATTCTCACTGGTAGCTTCATTTGCAGTGGTCGGTGTTTTACTTTTTACCTACTATATCGATTTCGCTGCAATATTTCGTGAACATCGTGATTTAAAAGGGATGATTTCACCGCAAAATAGTATTTCATCGCTTATGTCTTACTATCATAAGAAGGCTCCGAAGAAAAATCTGCCTCTTGTGATATATGGACAAGATGCTCATCAAGTTCAGCGAGTACAAAAGAACCTCCCTAAGTTAATGATACTTGTTGTAGGTGAAACGGCACGTGCCGAAAGTTTCTCTCTAAATGGATATGCAAAAAATACGAATCCAGAGCTTTCTAAACAAGATATTTTCAACTTTTCGCAAGTGAGCTCATGCGGTACGGCAACAGCGGTTTCTGTACCATGTATGTTCTCGGGTATGCCACGTGTAGATTATGATGAGCAATTAGCTAGTCACCGCGAAGGTTTACTAGATATTGCAAAACGTGCGGGTTACCAAGTGACTTGGATTGATAATAACTCTGGTTGTAAAGGTGCATGTGATCGCGTTGAACAATACCAAATTCCAGAAAACTTAAAGAAAAAATGGTGTAAAGATGGCGAATGTTATGATGGCATTCTCATTGACAGCTTAAAGCAGTATTTGGCTACTATTGCCAAAGATGATGATCGCCCACGTTTGATTGTTTTGCATCAGGTGGGTAGTCACGGGCCTGCATATTACAAGCGTGCACCTGAGGCATATCAACCCTTTAAACCGACTTGTGATACGAATGCGATACAGGGCTGTTCGCAAACCGAATTGCTAAATAGTTATGATAATACAATCGTATATACAGACCATGTATTAAGCCAAATGATTAATACTTTAAAAGAAATATCAAAATATCAGACAGGTTTATGGTATTTATCTGATCATGGCGAATCAACCGGAGAACATGGTTTATATTTACATGGTTCACCTTATGCAATCGCACCGAGCCAACAAACACATGTACCAATGATTATGTGGTTCTCTGAAAGTTGGAAACAACATAATCTTGCTCAAGTGAATTGTTTAAGCCAACAAACTAAACAAAAGTTAAGTCAGGATAATTTATTCCCAAGTTTGTTAAGTTTGCTGGATGTAAAAACTCAGGTAGTAAATAACAAACTTGATATGTTGAGCCAATGTAAATAAATATATTTTTAATTTATATAAAACGAAGTAAAATAGACTTGCTTCGTTTTATAAAATGTATTGGTTCTTTTATATTTAAAAAATAAGAGGGCAGTCGTAACCCGGATAAATATCCGCTTTATAGTCGAAAGTAGGCTCGAGTAGATCTAAAAGGTGGACACGATCTTTATTAATAGGTTCGTAGTTAGCACACATATCAAGATCCCTCTAAAATTATTAATCAATCCTATGTCAGCTAAGTTTTAAACTTACTACCATAAAATTATTACTTAATCCTAATGACCATCCTATCTCTTTGTAAAATGGCTCACCATATTTTATTGTGTACTCAATATAAAAGTAGACCCAATCTTTCATTTGCAAACTCTCAGTTTTTCAGTAATTTTTTTCATATTTAGGATGACATTAACCAGCCCAACTATTCATAATATTTGCTTATAATAATATTGTTATGCTCAATCCACTTTTCTTGAATATTCCTTATTGATTTTTGATCAAAATAGATTCTTTTTTTAATCAAAGCTTTTGAAATATCAGTTAACACAACGTCTTCAATCATATTCATAGCTTTCTTTAAATCATCGAAAGAAACTTGAATATATCCATCAGTCACATCGTTATCATCATCGTCCGTGGTGTGGTTAATTAGTCTTTTGATCGTATAGCTTCCTATGGCCAAGCTGTTCGCGATAGTGCCAAAGGTGCGGCGTAAATCATGGAACGTAAATTCGATACCTGAATTCTCAGTTACTTTTTCACGTGCTGCCCGGCGGTCTGAAATATGGGAAACACCATTTCTATCGGTAAAGACATATTTATTATTGCCGGCACGTTTTTTTCTTTCACGCATAAGGTGCCAAAGGGTATCACCCATAGGTAGCAGAAGGTCCTCATGGTTCTTTGTATTAACGATTTTGATGGTACCAAACTGAAGATCTACATTTTTCCATTCAACAGATTCTGCTTCACTGCGTCTAAAACCAGTTAAAGCAAGTAAAAATAAAAAGTCTTGGTTGGTGTACGCTCTATAATCGTTATTTTGTTCACCTTGCCAGTAAGTTGTGGCCACAGCCAATGCCCATGCTTCGCGTTGATCTGCACGAATATGGCCTTTTCTGCGTTTAATTTTATTGAAAGCCTTTTCTTCTTTAACAATAACAACTGGGTTTTTAATATTTAGAATTTTGTTCCCAGACTCATCTTTATATCTGCTAATTGTATGGTTAAAGAGAGCATGCAAAAATTTTGATGCAAGATTAGCTCGGGAAGGGCTTGCTTCAGAAAGTTTTAAATGTCGATCAATAATCATTGCACTGGTGATTTGATCAAGTTTCAAATCTTTCCAATCGTTGAAGTAATTCTCTATGCATCCGTCATACGCAATTAAAGAAGTTTCAGCCAGCTTTTTACGCAATTTATAGTATTGGTAAGCTTCAGTAAGGGTAGGGACTAGCTTTTGTAAGGCATCATTTTGAATTGCTGAGGCTCGTATTTCACGCTTTTGCTTAACTGGATCTACTCCTTCATCCATCAAGATAAGAAGCCGTTTAGCTTCAGTTCTGGCTTGTTCTAGAGTATAGACGCCATGCTTTCCAATAACTTTGCGTTTAGATTTGCCATTAGGCATTTTCTTTTCAGCAAAATAGCTTTTAGTTTTGCCCACACATAAGCCAAATCCTATAGTTACTGTATCTCTGTAAAAGATTTGTTTCTCTTCAGACAAAGGAATAGAGTCTATTACCGATTTAGTAAATTTAATGTGTTGAGCCAT